TGCTCTGAGTAAGAGCACCAGAACGCTTAAGATTGATGATAGCATTAGAATAAAGACGACCAATAGCTTTTGCTTTTGAACTCATCTGAACTCGGAGCTGATCATTAGTCTCAGAGAATTGATTAGCAATGTGATCATCAAGGATAATTTCACCAATGATTTCAGTAAGATTAACATTGACATTTTCAAAAGTAGCGCCTGCACGATACTTAGTTTGGTCCAAGTTAGTTCCTGGAACTGAAAATGCAGCTTCTGCTAGTTCTTTTTCACGTGTAAACGTGTAAGAAAGACCATCAAAAGCGACGAAAGGAAGAAATCGGAAAAACTGATCAACAGTTACGATATCTTCGATAATACCTTCGATAAGAAGGTTGTTGGAGAGCTTTGCAGCTTCACTTAGAGTTACGATCTGAGCCATTTACTTTTTCCTTTTATCCTAGTAGATTACCAGAAGTTTTTAAGTTTTTTTGCTTTAGGCCTTCTCTAATTTTATCCCCTGATGATAGTTTGTCCCATTGTGCCCTCTTGGCAGATAGTTGTGCTTCACCTGTAGTCCGAGCACCCTCTGACGCTCCTGGAGTTGCGTGACTAACAACGACCTTTTTTTCTTCGAACATACCACTCATTTTGGCTTCACTTAGAGCTGTCCATGCTTCTCGTAAGTCACTATGACCACGAACGATGCTATCAGCAAATTTACGATATTTTTCTGGAAGAGTTTCCAGTTCTTGAGTAATTCTTTCCTTGTAAACACTCAATTGAGCCTCTCGCTCAACTTCATAAGAGGAAAGTTTCTCTGCCATTTCTTTCATTTGTTTTTGTTGTTCATTAAGCATATTTGTATATTTAGATTCAATTTCAGTCATTGCAGCTTCTCTATGAGCTAATTTTTCTTCCATAGAGCGTTTCTTGTCTGCTTCTTTTGCTTGGAGTTCTGCTAATTGTTTCTTGGCTTCAAAGGCCTCTGTAGATTCTTCTTTAACAGAAGATATTTTACCTTCCATCTCTGCTTTAAAGCTGTCTAGTTGCTCTTGATACTTAATACGACTAGCTTTGTTCTCTTCTCTAAGCCTTTTAACTTCAAGAAGAGCACTTTCTTTAGTCCATGTACCTGCATCATTAAACTTTGACTCTACTTCTTTACTTACATCTTCTGCTGCTTTTACAACAGGCTCTTTATCTGTAGGCACTTCTGCAGCAACTTCAACTTTATCCTGCGGTTTAGAAACCTCTGTCTCTGCTACTTGACCAACTGAATCAAATAGATTTTCACCTTTTACCATCTTAGCACTCCTTATGTTGATCTCTATCAACTTTAATTAAATATATAGGTAGATTAAAATAATCTACCAACTCCTCTTAACGTGTTTTCCAATCCATTATTTCGCATATTAGTCTTATAAGGATTGTTATCATCTACTGTTGGTATATCGTCTTTATAGGGAATTAACGATATTTCACTAATTAAACCTGGTTCAAATGCAGTCATAATAGGACTTTTAAGTATAAAAACCTCTTTATCATTATGACATTTAACCCAAGTAGAATGTAATTCTTTCCAAAAAGCTTCACATTCAGTAAAATTTTCAGAGATTAAACAATCAAAATCTACACCATCTTTTCTAAAAAGTTTTACTACATACTTCTCTTTAGTCTGCATTTATTTACCTTTTTTATCACTTACTGGTTTATCTTTTTTCAAAGCAGAATCTTCAGAATGTTTAGCTCTATTATCAATTTTAGGTTTAGATATCTTAATAGCATCATCTTTTTGTTGAGCTTCTTCTTTAGGATCTAATATAATTCCATGTTCAATCAACATCTTTTGAATTTCAATGTCATTCTTAGTATCTTCTAGTTGTTGTTCGTGCTTATCTTTACGTTTTTGTTTAATCATTTTATTGATTTCAATATCAGTAAGATAAGGATATAGATCTTTATATGTCTGTCTATCCCCAGTTTCTAATAGTTTTTGTTCCATACCTATCTTTTCCATTTGAGTTTTAGGGTCTAATGGGAATTTAGGAGGAACATAAGTAACTATAAGTTTACTATCTTCAGAGAATCTTTTATCTCCTGCAGAAGAATGGTGAGTGTTCCACAAACTCTTTATTACTTGAAATAGTTGGGCTTCACGTTCTGCGAATAGCTTACCACGCCGGCCTGCATTTTCATCCATAACTCCTTGCTTTTCCATCCAAGAAGCAAATCCAGAAGGCGGTATTTTATCTTCATATTTAGGTTTAAGACCATGAGTTACTCTAACCATATCATAGATAGCCCTGATACTATTAACTAGGCCGTTAATATCAGCGTTAGGATGGGCAAACTTGAAGTCTCCCTTCTCTCCTACAGATACAGCAGTGTCAGGACCTAGAGTAAATCCTAAAGCGTTAGCGTCTGCATTACCATCTCTAGACATGCCAAAACCGCCATGGCTAAAATTACGCTGATTTCCAGCTAATCCATATGCTGATACTCCACCAATACCACCAAACCTAGATTGTGCTGAACCTCCTCTTAACTCATTGAAATCATCAACAGGTCGGCCTTGTCTAGTTCCTTTAGATCGCTCCATACCTTTAATCACTGGAATACCGAAAGACTGGAATTTAGCAATATGATTAAGATCAGTAAGTCTCATATTAATAGCATGATTAGTGTAAATAAGAGATTCATTGATAGGTAGGTAATAATAATGAGCAGGATCTTGATTGAAGAAAGGTACTGCTGGTATACAACCATAAGGATTTTCAGTCTCATAAAATTGGGACTCTTCATCCTCAATCATATGACTTTGTGGGGTCCAATATACTTTGGTCACTTTCGCTAGATTATTGTAAGCTACTTGTTTTTTAGTAGAGTCTGTAGCATTTGGCATGTTAGAACCACCTTGATAAGTAGGTGTTACTGCTGCTCCACTTCCAAACCCTGAGAAACCGTTACTAAAACCAATTAATAATTCTGTTATATAATAAGGAGAAGCCCCATATTTAACATCATAAACACCACTATGTACTACTTCTAACTGTACTTGCCCACCTTCAGTAGCATCTACAAGCTTTCCTGTACTAGGATCTACAAAAGAAACCTTAACTAGAACAGTACCTAGAAGTTTTGTCCATCTATCAACTTTATCCATAATCATCAAATAACGACTATCGATTTTTAACTTTTCCCATAGTTCTTGATCATTTTTATTAGGTCTACCTTTTGAATCAACTATCTGATGAATAGGATCTTCTTTATATAGAATAGAAGTTTCATCAATAATTTCTTTTGTGATATTCATAGGAACAATTTGTTGCTTATCAGGATGTCTAAATTGCTTTACTAAATCATGATAAACAAATGTATCAGCTCTTCCTTCATAATGAGCCAATGCCACTTCTGACACCCATTGTCGATAATAAATATCGTTATATAGGTAAGCTCCCAAAGTAGGAAGTGAACTACCATAGAATGGATTATTGGTTACACCCAAATTAAAAGAAATGACACACCTCCTAGATCAGTCTTTAATTAGACTGTATCTTTTATATAATAAATGATTATAAAAGTCAAGTAAAAAATAATATATTTATATCTTTTTTATCCAATTTTCTGCAAATATATTTATTTCTTTCATTCGATCTTCATAAGTCATTTTTCTATATTTATCGTTATAAATAGCTCCACTAAATTCTTTAAAAATAGCAATTAATAAAGAATTAATAATATCTTGTTTTCTTAGATGTACTGGTAATTTATCATTATTAATAGAGAATAACTTATTTTTTCTATAAATTAGTGGATGGTCCATTATTGAATTACTATCAAGGAAACATAACCTTCACCAGCAGTTCTAGTCAGTTTGACATGTGATACTGCGTGAGTAATATAACTAGCTGGAGTAGTGGTTACTGCTGTAATATCAAAGAAATCTACTCCATTAATAGAAAATGAAGCATTAATAGCAAGAGTTCCAGAAGTCTGAAGAGATAATTTACTACCTGGATCTCCAATTATAAGAGTTTCTTCAGTAGTAGTACCATCTAATTTAGAAGAAGTTAATTTAGTACCTCCTCCAGTATTATCAATAGTTCTTACATCTTTTTTACTATAACCCATTATTAAAACCCATCCGTTATTGCTATAAAATTATTAGTGTCATGGAATAAGTGTACTAATAGATACCTTAGAGCGTCTAATAGACCTTCATATCCTTCTGCTACTTCTTCATAATCTTCTTTAAGACTACCATTCTTGCTCTTTTTGAACCTTGCCGTGCTAATTGCATATATTAGATTAGTACAGTTACTATTTACAAATAGTTTAGGAAAGGTCTTTTGCATCTTTAATCCACTAGGATCTAAATCATATGCAGGAGCGCCCTTCTCATCAAAATCAGGAAACTGACACCATAGACGTATCATATTACAACCGATCTCTCTATCCTGCTTAGTTCCTGAAGGCCTATAACCTAATACAGTTTCGAAATCATCCCAAGCTTTACGGCCATTTAATTGAACTTGATCTCCTGAAACATCAGCTATAACATCATGAAATTGAACTAGTTTTCTGTATTCTGTAGGTCGTTTTTCGTGATCCCATATATTTCTAGAGATTCTTTGTAATTCTTTTTCTTTATCTAATATCTGATGAGCTTGTTGATAAGTTGTAGTTCTAGGAGTAAATCTCTCATCAAAAATGATAATGTCATTATGTTTATTTACTTGAGCAAATAAAGTACTAGCTGGTTTAGCGAAGTTATGATCACAAGCAGCATAGATATCACCTTCGTCTGGATGGAATTTATAATCTACTACATTTTTAACTTTTGCTTCTGTAGCTAGATCTGTATAAAATCCTGGAAATACAATATCATCTACTGCTTCAAAATCAGCTA